ATATCAGGTAGTTCGTCAGCTGGATTTACTTCAGCAGGTGGAGCTTCTGCACCCATTCCTGCATCCATGCCGTCTTGTCCAGGAACCATGGGTGCTTGTCCAGTCACAACACCAAGAGCCTGTTCTAGTTGTTGTTTGGCACCTTGCAAGTTTTGTAACAGTCCAGCCAATGCAGCAGTTGCATCTGTGTTGAATTGCATAGCTTGGTCAACACCAACTTGGTCTTTGATCTGTTGAACCAATGCAGGCAAATCTTTAAATTGCATGCTGCTAACTTGCTCGGACATTTTTTGAACTTCGTCGACCATGTCTTGACTGGCCAATACCACTTGAGCTTGTTGGATTTCACTTTCGCGCAGTGTGCGATACAACCTCTTGCGCAAACGGTTTTCACTGGCCATTGTAGCACCGCCGCCGGCCATGGCGGCATTTGCAACCAATTGTTGCTCACCTGGATTCAAAGTTTGTCCAGCAATTGATTTTTTCATTGCGGCTTGTAACTTGGGATCTTTGATTTTGGTAAGCATGTTCATCTGAGCAGATTTGGCCGCTGCAGCTGCTTGTGGGTTAGCAGATACAGTTGGCGCACTAGTAGCACCAGCAGACGGTGCAGTTGCAGTTGCAGTACCGCCTGATGGTTGTCCTACTTGTATAGTAGAAGCTTCGCGCAGTTTGGTTCTTAGACCTTGCTCCATCATTACTAATTTTAAGTAAGATGGATTTTGTTCGCTACGGTGAAATTCAGGTTGACGACGGTGTTCCGTAATCAATGATCTCACGCGATTAAGCATATGGCGAGCTTGTGTGCGAGTAAGTTGCTCAAAAGCAACTTTGCCGCCGAAGTAACTTTCCATTACTTTAGCGACTTGTTTTGTTCGTTGTGGCGCGGCCAGTTCTTGCAGTTTCATTTATGAATCCTCGTTGTTGTCTATATTTAGCCCAATTCACACATTTTGAGAGTTCTATTTCTAGTGCTTTTTTATATATGATCTTGGTTTCTAGTTTGGTTCCAATATCTTCTCTAAATTGTGCTTTTTTGCTTTTGTCTGCTATAGCAGATCTTACAAAAATATCATTCTTTAGTAATTCTAATTTGGTGTCTATTGTTAATAGCGATTGTGCTAGTGAGTGATTGTTATACTTGTCTGCAATACACCAACTCAGCGCAGTTTTTTTACTATGAAATACACCAACAAATGTATCATAATAATAAACCTTGTATTCTGGTTTGGTAGGAACTATTTTGTATTTTCCAAATAGTTCGTATTCTCCGTTGTCGTTTTGCCAAACCAAATTGGATTTAAGATCCGTGAACTCATCGAGGACCATTTGTTCAAAATCTTTGTCTTTGATTGTCATTTAAGAATATAATGTGTAGTTACATAGCCAAGTGCAGCAACAAGAAACCCAATGATACCCAGTCCCCATGATAGTATCTGATCATTGCGTTTTTCGGCCATCTTAGACACAGTTTGTTTAACTTCAACCACCATTTCACAAAGATGATTGATATTCTCAGCCATGACTGTCATTTTGTCTTCCAATGAATTGTATCGTTCAGCACATAATTCCACATGTGCTTCTAGACTTTTCTTTTCAATTTCGGTGGTTTCTAGCATTATTTTTTCCCAGACTTATTATTTATGGTAACACATAAAACCAAATGTTTTGATCCAGGCCTTGAGTTGTTAACACCGGAAGTATGTTAGAGTTGTTTGTGAGATCTACCAACATAGGAACACCTTCCGCATCTTCTCGCAGTACTCGGGTAGGATCGTCGGGCAATCCAAATATTCCGTCAGACTCTACTGCAAACTCAAATGTCCATACTAAATTTTCTTGTGAAGGAGCAGTTAAATCAAACAACTGCGCTCGCATACCTACAATTTGTGTAAGTGTTTCCCAATTGCGTTGTTGATTTCTAGAGTGTGTCCATTGCTGGAAGTTTTGAACTGGTTGACCAACTTGGTCATTAAACGGAAGTCGTGCGGATTTGAAATGTCCAGTCACACCAGTGGGAGTGATATCAAAAAGTGTTTGGCAGGTGTATCTCATCTATATAGATGTATTTAATGCCAATAAAAAACCCCAGGTTTTATTCTGGGGTTTTGTTTACGCTAGTAAATTAATTACTGAGTAACGAATGTTGCAGAAGCTGTCACATTGCCAGTTGAAATACCAATGTTCAACCCACCTGTTGCATTAGCAGTTTGAGCCGCAGTAACAATAGTTGTTGTATTAGCTGCACCTGTTGGATACACAGCAATATTCAAAATCTGTGGATTTGTTGGGTTAACTTGATACATAGCAATTGTAGTTGTTTGTTGGATAGCCATCAATATGTTAGAAACATAACCATAAGCATTACCTGCACCTGCTACTCCCAAAGAACTGTTGGCAGTCAATGAGAAGAAGTCAAGTTTAGGACCTTGAAAGTTTGTTACGCTTGCGTTGGCAAGATTTGCGCTCTGAGCTACTGAACCATTCAATACATCAGTTGCAAATACTGGTTGTGCACCACCGGATACTGGGGTAATATAAGCCATTTTAAAATCTCCTTAATAGATAGGCATGAAGCCTTACTTTTATTTACCTTATGATTTAAAAAACAAGGTTTAGGAGATCAATTCTGGGTTATTTAAAGCGCGATTACCTGCAGAGAATCCAAATCTATTGACCAGTTTAGCACGGCCTGCTGGTGTAGCTAGTACCCAACCTTCTTGCCCAGGCTGTTGACGATCTAGTTGTTGTAGTAAATCACTCTTGAGATCATGCAATCCCAGGAACGCAGTAAATGCAGCACTGATGCCTTCCATGTTGGATCTTGGACTTTGCAGATATTCCACAATGTTGGCAAACTTTCTTGGCGTGACATGATTGCGTAACCATTCACCAAACCCTGGCAACAGATTGTCAAAATTGCTAGTAATTCTACTGTTGATATAACGCTTGCACAGAGCTGGCAAATCAGTTATACCATGTGCACGAAGATCCTGTGGACTAAACAATTGATCAATGGCAGGACCTTTGGCTCTAACTAATTGCTTGAGTTCTTTCACTAACTTGGCATTGGGTTTGATATTTTGTATTTCTTTGACGCTGGGTTCAATCAATAACAAACCAGGCACAGGTTTAAAATTAACATCACCCAGTGGCTCTGCTGGACTCATTGGATCAGCAATCTTGGTATGTATAGCAATGCCTACTTCGCTTTGACCAATGCGTTGTCCTAGATTACTGGCAGCTGGAATTTTGTATTCGATAAAGTTGGGCTTGAACACATATGCGCCAGCAACTTCAGGCGGAGTGTTAGTGTATAGCAAATCGCCTTGAATATAGCCACGATAGGACGCAGGCACTGCAGCACTCAACATGGGCCAAAGCTTGACATAGATAGCAATTAGATCTCCACGCTCGCCACCACGCTGGTTCATGATCCTGGCAATCTGTTCTGGACTTGTGGCAAGACCATCGTATCCTTTGGCCAAGAAGCCTGACTTGTCAGTGAGCACAAACTCACCTGTGGGCTTGCGACCAAATATAATAGCAGGTTTGCCGTCCCATTTGACTGTGGTTGTTTTGGCAGTGTCTGCAGCAGCCGCATCAATGATAGCCAAGGCTTCGTGTATACCTTTGGAACCTTTTTCAAACACTAGATCTTCAAGATGTTCAATACGCACATCCTTGGCAGATTCTACCAAGGGACGCATGCCTTGGTTAACAATACGGTCTCTGAGTCTGGCCATAAAGTTAGTGTCTGACTCACCACGGGTTTCGAAGAAGGGCACACCTTCTCTGGCAAAATGTTCTCTGGCATCGGCCAGCTTGGCATCTCGTTTGGGATCGTTGGCCAAGGCTTGTATAATTGTTTCCACACTGTACAGATCATCTCTAGTGGCCTTGTTGTTCAACAGCAACTTAGCAACCTTGTCTGGATCATCTGTAATAACTTGATTTGTGGCTCGATCAGCAATACCAGCAATTTGATTCAACTTGTAGCCCATTGACTTGGCAATAGAGTTCATCAACACATTACGGTCAACACCTTTGTACTCACTATTAGCAGGAGCAGTCAGCACAAACTTTGACCAAGGAACATTCTTTAAAAACATAAAGTCTGTTTGTACAAATCCTTTGTTGGGGTTACCTACAATAGGAGTTTTGAAGTGTACTGCTGTGCCAGTTTTCTTTATGTACTGTTCAGGCTTGAGTCCGTGACTAGTGACCCACTGTGTTAATCGTGCAACCAATTGTTCTTTGGTAACTAGATTTGAATCAACTGCTACATCCAGATCGCCAGATGTGGGTTTGAGTCCGGTGCTGCCTAGTGTGTTGTTTTGTAGATCAAGTCCGGGCAACATCAAATCCAACCATGCAAGTGTTGGTTTGACATCAGTTTGATTGATGCGTTGTGTGAGGGCGCGGCCGTCGCCATCTTTGAATACATTGCCGCCTTCAAATATGTTCATTCTGGTCTCAATCCCATTGCTAGTAATAGTGCATCAGCTTGAACATTTCCTGTTGAATGGAAATTGGCATTGCCTCCTACACGCAATATTTGTCCTACTTGATCCAGTGCCTTGTCGGTGATTCCTGCTGCTCTAAGTTTTTGTTTTAGTTGTGCCTGTGCAGCTCCTGTTCCAGGTGCTACACCTTGTTGTTTTTTGTTTTTGTTCATCTGGCCCAGTGCTTGCATACCAGCAGTTGCTAGCATGGCATATTTTTCAACAAACTGAAGTTGTTGTGGTGTCCCACGAGTTTTTATTATGTTATTCAAAGTATCGTCTAACTGTGCTTTCATACCAGGCAACCCTCTGACCATGTCCATGGTCAATGTTTCATAGGTAGTAGGGTCTTTGGATTTGAATTTGTTATCAGACCATTGCCTAAATGATACTGCATAGTCTTCAGCTTTGGGTCCTATTGTTGTCATTGCCTCTGACACTGTTGTTGGCGGTTGATTCGTTAACGCTGCCTGTATTCGTTGATTGAGTATGTCTTGTTCAGCTGGAGTAGGTGCACCTGGTTGAGCTTGTGCAATCTTTGGCAATCCAGCTGGTCTTCTTGCACTAGGATTTCTTCCAGGTGTAGTCGAAGCTGGAGCAACAGTTGGTGTTGCACTATCCACTGTGATACCTTGCTTTTTTAATTCGGTTGCGATGGTGCGTAATGCACTGCTTTTGTCTGTGGTATTGCTCCATATAGTAGGAGAATTCTTAGCCAGGTATTGTCCAATTTGTGCTGAGGTCACAGTGTTATTGTTCCGTTGAGCAAACGAAGTAATCAACGGTAGAACTTTTTCTATTGTCATGTAGTCATCTAGTCCCACAGTTGGACTAGTAGCAGTTTGTTCCTGCTTGGCCCATCCAGATGCAATAGATGCGGCCCACTGTTTAATAGCAGGATTGGTTTCAATCTGTTTGAGTTTATCTTCCCATTTGGCACTGGGTGGTTGGTACTGGGTACCAAATCCTTTTTTCTCCATGTCCTGTGCAATTTTAGCAGCTGATCCAGAATAATCGCCAGTCATTTGTTGCAAGGCCGCGGGCATTTTGGCATGCATTCGTTGGTTCCAGGCCATTGGATCTTTTACTGCAGAACTAACCGAACTGGCAGCATTTTTAATTGCAGGCCCAACTGTGCCCAATGCGTTTTTGCCAGCAGATTTAAGAGTATCCATGAACCCTTCATTTAGTTGTGTTTGTGTTAGTTCATGTATTTGCATCTGTTTTTCTCACTGTACGGGTAAATTTTCCAGGGTCTCTGAGTTTGATAGCATTTAGTAATTTGCGTTGCAGATTATCAGCTTGTTCAGGTGTGTAACTAGCGTCTATTTGCTCTAGCAAGCGAATAGCACTGGAGATAATGTTAGATGCGCGACTTTCTATAACATGGCGCTGATCGCGCTCGTTATGCAAAGCATCTAATTCTTCAAGTAAACTACGAGTTTTTTTCTGCATTTTGGTTTCAGGACCTTTTTATTATTTATTGGTTTTTGCAGTTTAGGGAATTATGTTGTTTTGAGTTGACCCAGTAGTTGTTTGAGTTTGTTGCTTTGCACATCAGCCGTTACCTTGCCAATTTCTCCTGTGTCTGAGTCTACTTTTTCACTTACTTTACTTTGTGCTTTGATACTGTCGTAGATACTGGGCTTTTTAACAAACCCCGATGATTCTTCTCCGCTTTCGCCAGCATCTGTGATACGCATGGTTTCGATATTGTACTCTAGATCAATCTTCTGACCAACGCCAGTTGAACTTCGAGATTTCATACATTGTATTTGGTACTTGCCACGCTCTTTCATTGCCCTACTGGTAAAAATACCAAACACATTGTCAGCAGTGTTGATCTTTGAAATACCACCTGAAATATGGCTGTGATCAAATTCCACTTCTTCAACTGCACTACGATTCAACTGTGATGCAGTTACCATTAACATGCCTAGTTCTTTGGCCAAGTTACGCAGTTCTTCACTCACATACTTGTCTTTGACAAACAAGTCATTGGGACTTACTTTGGCACTAACTGGCATCAACAAGTCCAAGTAATCAATCATTACAAAGTCCACACGCTTGCCTGTTTGTATTTGATACTCTTTCAAGTAAGCTCTGATATCATTGATGTTGCTTTGCGCCGGCAAACCTTTGACTTGATAGTCACCGGACTTCTTGGACACAAGTTTGACCTTGAGTTCAGTGGTGTCTATGTCTTTGCGAATATCCTTGGTACTCATGTTGGTCAACATAGCATCAGTACGCAAACTTGTTAGTTCTTCACTAAGTTCTAGTGTGATATAAACACCACTTAATCCTTGTTGCAACCAGTTAAGTGCAATGTTCATCATAACCAATGATTTGCCTGAACCAGATCCACCAGCAAAGATGTTGAGTTCTCCACGACTAAATCCGCCATACAACAATCGATCCAGTTGCGGCCATCCTGTTGATACTTGTCCGCCTGAGTTAAAATACTTTTCAATCCTGGCTTTGGGATCAGCAAAATAGTCTGTGCCCATGTCCTTGGTCAAACTAATTTGTACTGCATCCTTGATCAGTTTTTCCACTGGATCGTAGTCACCCTTTTCCAACAAGTCCGCGGCTTTTAAAATTGCACGCTCTAGTTCTTGTCTGCGGGTAAACTGTTCAAACTCAGTCATGAACCACTCAAAGTGTCCTTCATTTAAGTCCGGAACCTGTGTGAGTTTGACTCCTGTTGCCGCTGATATTTGATCAGCAGTGGGCAATGTTTTAAAATCGTCACTGTGTTTTTTAATAAACTCTGCCGCTGGTCTTAGACTACGATCAAAGTTTTCTGTGTTGAAAATGTTCTGTACACGCACATAACTAGATGCATCCTGCAACATCATTTCTAAAAACAAGCGTTGGATATCAAGTCCGTATTCTTTTAACAATGTGTTTCCTTATATTAAATTGCATTTTTGCAGTTGTGGTAATAGTGACTTTTCAAAGAAATGTTTATTACCAACTGGGCCGTGATGCCCGGTCCACCCAAATTGATCAAAGTCAGCTGGTTTATTAATATTCAAATTAACGCCATGATAGGTATTTTCAAATAAAATACATCTAGGATGATTTACTGCATATGGCAGTACAAATTCACTTGGGCCCCATAGATTATCAATGTCAAGATCTTTGCTTAAATTTATAATCATGTAGTTAGCATTGTTTGAATCAAGCCATGCAGTTAATAAGAATATATTTCTTAGTACTTGTGTTTCCAGCCATGACCGGTCAGAGTGTATGACCAATGTTTTGTCTGTGCCATAATTTTGCAATCCTACTAGGCCATGATGAGAATTAATCCGGAAACTAGTATCACTCCAGGTAGCTGTGTCAATTTCGTGACCGAGGTATTCAGTGTCTTTAAAATCATCAAAGACAGTGACACGCTCCAACGGCGGAATTCCAATTAAAAATAAATCACGATTCCAATTGTATTGTTGTTGCATACTTATTAAGAGGTGATTTACACTGTCGAAACTGTTGACTTCGCGAGAACAATTAAGTATGGTAGGTATGTTACAATGTTCAGCAACTAATCCCCAAAATGAATCTTTAGGATCTACACATACTCCTGGAGTTGTGTAGCTGTCTCCAACTACCCAAAGTTTATTGTATTCTTTTGACAAGTTGTTTCTTCCTTAGTTCTATTTTTAATCTACTGGTTTCTCTTGCTTGAAATATAGTCAGCATAGTTGCTAACTTGCCCATTTTTACCACTGCATCATTGACATCTTTGATGCTAGTGGGCCATCGTGGCATGCTTACTGCCCACCCTAGCTCTATTGCACGATCAACCAGTTCCATACCTGCTGTGTCGCGATCAGGTATTACTGTGATTTCTTTGCCTAAATTTCTTATCAGTCTGGCCTGCGCATCACTGACCGTGTTGTGCATCAATGCCAGTCCGCCGATGCTCAGTGCATCAAATATACCTTCCATGACCAACACATGTTGCCAGTTGGGCCGTTGTAGATCCGTGCCAAACACATAGCCGGGTTGACTGTGATTGATGTACTTGGGACCACTACCACTCAACATTCTGGCACACCAACCTACCATGGTGTTGTTGTAGGTAAACGGGATAATCACATGCGGTCTGGTCCAGTGAACTCCGTCATTTTGCATTTGTACCATGATAGGATAATCTTCTGGTACACATCTAGATCTCACATAGTCCCAAAATTCCGTATGTTCCTGTGTGAGCAATTCCACATGCGGTGGAAGATCATCATGCTCTTCGAATCGTATGTCACTGAGTGTGTTGAGTACTTGACTACGCTCATCCAAGATGCCTTCAATGCTTCTGTGTTTGAGACTTTCGAGATTGAGCATGTCAATGTCACGCTCAGGAACATTGAACAATCCCAATAGTTTACGAGCTTTGAACCCTACTGTACGACCCAAAATAAAGCTGGCAGTAAATTGGCAATTAAAGCAATGATAGCTCCAGCCTTTGTCACTGACTTTCAGGCCGCCTCTTTGTCGTTTGTCTGCGCAACAGGGTGCATTAAAACTTATCCACCCGCTGGGAGTTTGCTTTCGTTTAGCAGGTAGGTATTGAAGGATGTCTAGCATCCTTATATTATACTAGATTCAATCTCAGAAATCAAGCGATCCGCTATGAATTTATGGCCTAATACACTAGGATGTGTCCATAGTTGTAAACTTTTATCTGGATTATCAAAAATCATATCGTAGAGATTGGTGTTTGGCCATATCAGGGTTGGTATGTTTTTTGGTTTCTTAATATTTGTGTCTTTGAAAATATCAAATTGCAATAATTGTATATTGTTTCTGGCAGCAACGCCATCAAAAAATAAAACTGCCTGTTGATAATTTAAGTTACTGAGTTGTCTTGACCCAGTTAACACAACATATTGTTTCATAAAATCCCAAAATTCAGTGGAGTGAACTCTTGCACCGTCCCAGGTACTGTGAACAAATTGATCCCAGGTTGGCTGGTCTGGAGTTGATTTATGGCTGTTATTATAAAAACTATTTCTGTAGGATTCAGTCAGGCCGACCAACACCAAGCAATCTGACAGGTCTAGTGTTTCATTTTCCAACCACCAAAGTCCAGTCCAAATAGTGCTTTGAAGACTCCCGCCAGAAATACCAAAGTTTTCCACAGGAACATTATAGTGCGCACCTAATTGACCTAAGAAGCAGTTGGCTTCTCTATAAACCTTGTGGTCTGTAGGATCAGTTGAATCAGGATCTCTAAGATCATGTCCGTAGATCCAACTGTCTCCAAAACCTACTATTTTTTTAAACTTCATCTATAGAACAAATCAACCACATATCCTGTACTAATAACAACTAGTGCACCTTGATTGTTTGGTGGCACTGGGTAGTTAGGAGTGTTTACTCCTGCATTGGGTACCACCCAATATCCAGAACCGCCGTTGGTCACAGTAATACCAGTGACCTGACCTTCTTCATTTATTGTAGCTTCTGCAGTGGCACCGGCACCATCGCCAATGATATCAATTTTAGGTGGTGCAAGGTATCCACTGCCTGGATTGAGTATGTTGATACTTGTGACCACACCATCTACACAATAAGCATATGCCTGTGCTGGAATACCTGGCTGGTTAGGTGTAGCAAATACACTGTTATTGAATGCCAATCTCATCAACGGCCACCACCCAATGATATTCATATAGATAGTACCTGTGTGATTGAGGTAGGTAACACTTTCAGTTCCGCTAGGGTTATCAATGGTTGTTCCCAAAGGCACATTGAATGGTATTGCTTCGTAGTCTTCGGCGGCCTGAGCTTTGATTGTCCCTGTGTAACCTACCAAGGTCATTTGCACTGTGGTAATAGATTGTTTTGGTTCAATGAAACTGCTAAAGAATTCTGTATTTAAGAAACTGTTCCAGTAGTTTGCACCATTGGGGTTTCCACTCCAGTACCAACTGCTGCTGGGATAGTTGGCAAAGCTTGCACCATCAAAACTACCTTGTGCGGATAGTTTGGTAGTGGGAATTGTAAGAGGTGCGCTGGGCACGAATCTTGGCAATGCAGAATCTACTATGTTCACAGGTGCTCTTGCGCCCGACTGTGCATCAGTAAAAACTGCTTCGGTTAAGTTTCCGCTGGTGCGGGTTATACTGTAATTTGCTGGTTCAGCAAGTACTTCTAATAGATCTGGGGCAGCGAGTGTTACTTTGGCGCGACCAAGTGTTGCGTTGAGTATGACCATGGGTTGTTCGATCAATAGCGCAGTTCCCGCAGTGTTCATCACACGGAACATAAAGCTGCTACCAGTAATGTTGACAGGCTTTTGTTCTTGATTGATAAACTCAAACAACAACACATTGTCAACGCCTTTGTTAATTGTTAATTGTTTTGCGTACACAGGGTTATACCTATAAGTGAAAGTTTCGCCACCATCAGTGTCTATCAATAATACTTGAGTGATTTGTTGATATAAATACGCCGTGGTTGAATACATAAGGATCTCCAACAATATTTATGGGCAATGACTTGTTTGCAAAATTAGCTGAAAAATACCCTTTTATAACACTCTGTGTTTACGCCTCTGCGGAATATGTAGGTATTGTACAAAATCAAGACGATGCAATAACTACAATTTACGACTTTGGTAGCATACAAGATATAGACCAAAAACGGTTATTTTTAGAACTAGCCAATGTTTGGTGGTGGGAAAGTAACCGTAGCATACCCATTAATATCTTTTTAAAATCCGAATGGGATCCGTTCAAAGTCTACCTAAAAACATTCAGCAACAAAGATCTTGTGGTCTTACACGGGCCTGTATGCAGTTTGACAGAAATGGCCCGTAAAAAAAGCAAAAGAAAATCAATCACCCTGGTTCGTCGACTTGATTGAGCAAATTCATGTGTAGCGCAACCAACGCCGCATAGCTCAGAGCATGTGCTTTTTTAAATGTATATCCTCTACTGTCATCTCCATCCCATACACTGGCAAACACATCTTTCCAAGATCGATTTTGCAAGTGAGCTTTTCCGGGTCTAATAATACTGATAAATGCAGCCATTCTAGGAATACTATCAGGACGCATGATTTTTAGCAATTCTGTGTAGTTGCCTATGTGTGCCAGTTGGCTGGCCCAGGTAGAGTCTTGCCATAATCTTGCCCAAGGCGGTGTGGCAGTCAGCATTTCTTCATAGTGTTCTGGACTGGTAATCAGCTGATACACCCCCATGTTCAAAAAGTCAATCTTGAAGTATCCTCTTTGTTCAGCCTGTTCGTAGTCTATGGCCGCACAACCATTAACAGGATCGTAGGGAATGTCAGTAACATACACACCCGAGTTGTGTCGTCGAGCTTGTCCATTTACTATTTGTCTTGCTGGTATGTGTTGAACAAGTTTGAGTATTTGTTCTCTGTCAGCAAAATCAATATCAATATCTGCACTCATTGAAAGTAATCCCATCCCAGCATGGCATTGATATATGCTTCTTCTAGTAGATCTACCTGAGGTATCTCAGTGTTGTTTTTTATTTGCATTAAAATATTATCACATTTTTGTTTTGAATCCTTGTAGGGTTGTCTTGACAAGAATTCTTCGTGTATTTTGATTATTCGATCTTTACAAGTATACTGCAAGTCGGCCCAGACTGCAACCTTTTCGAGTTCTAGTAGGAATTGATCCTGATTGTAAAAACATCCAAACGGAAAAAAATGCACATCCATTTGATTGTAATCTGCTTTGTTTTGTTCTACTATAAATCCTGACTGCTCAGGATTTGCAAATCCAATTTTGAAAAATTCACGCAATATGTGTCTCGGGCAGTTGGGATTGTTTTCTGACAACTCATATATTTGTAAACGATGTTGTTCTACACATTCTTGTTTGATTGAATCGGGCAATTGATCAAACTCTTGTGCAGAAGTAATGCTGGGCCATGACGGATCTTTTATCTTGTTGTATCCGTCTACAACTTGATCAACAAAAAAACTGTTTATTATATTGTCTAGCACCCATCTGTATGAGTCGTTGTTAAATTTATTGTAAGTGTCAATTTCAAGTTGATCGTTGTTGTATGTTTGATCGCCTGCTCGTAATAAACTTATTTGTTGAAGTGGCAATAAATCATCATTGGCAATTTTAATACTAATAACTTTGTTAGAGGTGTAGGGTAACTTATAAAATGAATAGTGTCTGGCTGAAAATATTTTTGGAGTCGTATAACTTTGTTTGTGGGAGGCACCTAATTTATTAAATGGTGTACCACTAACTCCTACGCCAGCTATAACATTGCATATGTATTCTAAATAGTTACCGTGTGCACCTGCAAGAAAGTCAATGTGTATCACTTACCACCCTGCTTTCTTTAAAATATCTTTGGCATATTCTTGATCCGCACTATAGTCTCGAAATTTCTTCATCCAAAAATCAGCATCAATGTAGGGCCAAATCATTGCAACTTGTTCAGTTGATAGTTCATTTAAAAACTTTTGACCGCTTTCTGAATTGTATATCACCCAAGGACTAATGCGGCCTGTGGTAATTGCATAACACATAGCGTTTGAGTTGCCGTATCTTAAACAATCATGTGCAGGGTTACTGGTCTTTTCTTCCCAATCCATGCCAAACTCGATTGCTCTTGCTAGTGCATCATTGATGTGTTCCACACGGAGATAGTCCAACAAGTACTCTGTGTAGATGCTGTCTCTACACCAGTGGTCAATCTTTTTGTTTTGTTTCAATACCCATTCAATGAATCTTGCAGGGTTTATAGCTCTGATGTCCACACAGTAGCGACCAAACTTCACAAAGGCCCGGTAATAAGGTGAATCAGCAAAGTCATCATAGGTTTTTAGTCGTGCAGAACCTTGTGTAAGTTCATAAAATTTTATGTATGCTTGAAATCCTAGTTGGACTCCACGCTCGTCTTTTTCCTGTCTGCGACGACGCGGCTCGCAACTGTGTACTGCAAGACTGGATTCTTTGACAAAGTTTTTCTTACAATACTGACAGGTATAAGTCATTTTTCTCTTACCAATGCATGAAGATATGCATCTAATTCTTTTTTGGTTGTAATCTCAGCCAAGAGTTCTATATCGTCCATTTTCATATTAGGGAACAAGTCTGCCAGTTGTTTCTTTGAACTGCCTGCACTGGCTTCTTTTTTCTTGGGAGCAATCCACTGATGCCGGAACTTTCCCCACCCTGGACTTACCGCAGTTGCACACAACCATTGTAGTTTAGGATGTTTGTTTATGGCAAAGAAGTTTTTGTTTAAGTTTTCGTTGGTGCTCAACAGGTACACAGACTGTTCAAGAGGGTTACCTTGCACACTACTACCCCATCGAATCATAAGAAAGTTACTGAACTTTTTCTTTTCTTCATCAGTTAGGTCGTCATAGAAGTCTCTGTTCTTGGTGTCGAACTGTGCCATTTCATTGGCAATGTTTAGTTTGTCACTCATCGGGTTTGCTCAGGTTATAGATTATTATAGCACGATCCAGCGCATCTTGCAATGCAGGATTGTTCTTTGCAGCACGGCGAATTCTTCCCCATAACTGATCTTCTTTTACATGCTCGTGCAGTGGGCGCCCATCTGATGTTCTGGTGTCAAGATCTCGACCAATTTCAAATCGGTCCGAGTGTGGTGCTCCTAGCTCTCTGGCATATGTTACACCATCAGCCTTTTCGTAAATGTATTTCACACCAGGCTTGAGTTGTCCCATTCAATGATTACGCTTTCCATCAAACACACAATTGAAGATCAAGTGCATGTCACCGTTGTTGATAACTCTGTGAAATGCGCCGTCTGGAATCAACACAATGTCTCCGGCGCTGACAGGAAATGGTTCATCGGTTTCTTCACCAACAATCATCATTCCTGTGCCCATGACAAAGAAATAAACTTCTTCTTGTCCTGCATGTCTATGTCCTCTGGTTTGCTTTCCTTTACGCAAGGTAGTAGAGCTTAGTACAAGATTTTTTAATTCTTTGTTATCTCGGAGCAGGTAAGTTTCGTCATCTTTGATTGTTTCTCCACCTATGTCATGTGCGTTGTATTTCTGTTGCATATCACCATGCCTTGTTATAATCCACTATTTCACAGTTACGGCTAATGTCTTTGACAAAATAAACACACTCTGGTTTAGGGCCTTCTGTGACAGGTACACATAGCATTTGTCCATTTTTTAGTTTAGGAGCATACCATGCAACCTCTTGGTAAACATCTATAATTTCGATGTCAGGAAAACTGGGTCTAAAACTGCTCAACGGATTGAATTGAAATACTTTGAATCCTCGATCATTGATACTGGTCAATGGCAGCACTTCTAAGTCGCCCATGTCTGGTTCGCCAATTAAGATTTGCCAATCCACTGGCATTTTAATAACATGCTCTCCAATGCGTAGTACAAGTGCAGGACTGTTAAAGCTTTCTAAAAAGATCAGTGGTATGTAGTGGTAATCAGGATCTTGCGGAGTTGAATTGTCCAGTATAGCAAAACGCATATCATCAACTTCTTCAGGAAGATGATCTAGTTCAAAAGGTGTGTTGTCAAGTGTTAGTATTCTCATATAATATATTGTATAGATTTATCGGCGAATAGTCAAGGCCTAATTGTGAAAAATAGTCTAATACCTTGGTACTATTCTGATCATAGTATTTTTTAGTGCCTTGTTTCCAAAGCTGGTGTATGTGTTTGATCTTTACTGGGTCAACATTTGTATTGCGTTGTTGACAAAACTCAAATAATTTGTTTGAATCTCCAAGCAACTCATCTATTACCACATGTGGTAATTGTTTTAATCTTGTTTCTAGCTTTTGATTGTAGCCTACAACTGCTCGTGTGCGAAGAACTATGTTGTCTGTTAGATGATTTATTGTGATGTTTTTGAGAATGTAGTGAAAACTAGTGTCTAAAGAGTTGTTCCATACTAAATTTATACCACTGGCATTGATAATGTCATGTACCAGCACATATTGTTCATCGTTGCGTATGGCCCATTCTTGGCTGACATAAGTTTCGTCAACTTTTAAATTGGTATAAAATTCAACAGTTTTATCATAGGTAGTGTCACAGGTAAGGCATTGTTTTATAAAATTACCACACCCACCCCAGGCAAACTGTATTACTTCCATTCTAGTTTTTCTTGTGTAAATGGATAGTTGGCATCCTTGTAAAAAGTCTTGCGCTTGGTCAAGTGTCTCTTCGCAAATTTGCAAGTACTTGTGATGTCCCAGATTTGTACAAAGTCCTTGTCCTCCGCCTTCCTAATACCTCGCCCAATTGATTGTATAACCCTGACAAAGCTCTTTCCGGGCTCCACAAGAACCAAATTAAAAATACGAGGAATATTAATACCCACAGCGGCCACACCGTAAGTCGCCACAATAATCTTATCACTACTAACTGCAACTTCGTCATACTCACTTTGTCTATCTCCTGCTTTGGTTGATCCTGATACAAATACTGCATTTTCTAACTGTGCTACCAGGGCCTGGCCTGGTGCAATACGATCCACCAACACCAAGGTATTGCCTGTGAGATTTACTTGTCGTACAAGATTAGCAATGGTTTTGAGTCGGTCTTCTTCTTCAAGAAGATATTTTAATTCGCTTTGGTAGTTAGAAAACTCTGCGTGGTCAACTAACTGCACAATATTCACATGACATTGTGCCAGTACTCCACGATCTTGAAGTTCACTGGCGGCTAGTTGACTTATAACTGGACCAATACTTACCAGTAACGCTTGGCTTTCAAACTTTTCTTTGGGTATGGTTCCTGTGAGTCCCCAACGAATTGGAATATGACTCATTACTCCTGTGAGCAATGCTTTAAGTGCATCTGCTTTGGCCATGTGTACTTCGTCGACCATGATGCAAACAACATCTTCAATGAAGTCCTGTATTGTGACTTCAGCCATTGAATTTTTTGTATTTTTCAACAACACATTCAAACTCTGCCAGGTGCATATGGTATGTGTCTTACCAAACTCCTTGCGGTCTCCGAAGTACACACCAACATCCAGTCCTAGATTACGATAGTCTGCTTCTGTTTGTGTCACTAGACTTTTGTTGGGCACAACAACAATGCTACGACCATAGGGTTCAATGCTGTGACTCAATGCCGCAGTCATGATTGTTTTACCTGCTCCTGTAGCAACTTCTTGCATACATTGTGGGTTGGCTAAGAAATTATTAACAATCTCAACTTGATAGTCGCGAAGCATGATAGGCTCGCCTGCTCGGGGATGTCCTTTGGGCCACACTTTATGTGCAAATGTGTTTTCAGTTACTGTTGCAAAATCAAATGTTGTGCGATAGGATCTTTGATCATCAAGCTCTATGTCGTAGTTGAACTTTTCCAATATAGGAATGATCTCTGGCAACAGGTTAACATAAGTGCTACCACCCATTTGAAAATAACTCACTTTGCCATCCCAGCGTCCTAGTCTGACCGCAGGAAGATATCTTGCATAAGGAACATCATATTTAAATGCATTGACCAATGACCGTCGTGCGTCAAGTTCTAATCCATCTATTTTGATGTTTACTTCATCTTTGATTGTGATTGTAGCGGTTCTCATTAATAGTATTATACAGTTTTTTATAAGAATTTACAACCATGTTTTGAAATTCTATGTTGTCAAAGTCTTGGTGAATGATTATATGCCAGCGATGTTCTGAGCTATCATTAAACACAGTATGTCTATTGGATATGTCTAACCAAAATGCAGAACCAGGCTCAAACGGAACTGTGCCGTGTTTTTCCATTACAAAATTACAATCGGCTGGTTGAGTAATCGCAATATTAATTGCGGTTAACTCTGCGTGGTCAGTGTCTCGATGGATACTCACATATCCTCCGGGTTCTAACAACATAACTCTAACACGATTAAAACTCACACTAGGCCATTGCGTTGAAAAATAGTCAACAGTGTTGGGCATAAGTTTTGTTGCTTCTGGTGTCCAAATGTATGGGCGGGAATCATTGTAATAACTGTCTTCTCTAGTAGCATCGTAGCTTTTGCCGTGTATACAAAAACTTTTCCATCCCTGGTGCTCACCATACTCTTCTCTGTGCTCTTGCAACAACGATTGAATATTTGAAATTTCTGCTAGTATTGCCTGGTACGGAATATCAATTTCTAATTTCAACCATGGCAACCCAGATTTGGTTTTAATCCAATCAAAGTCAGCCGTTGGGTTGTACTCAGGCAATTCAAATTTGTGATTGATATATCTATTGAGCATCAACTGACTTATTTTATTTTTCATTTTATTTTTGATTGAAAATTTTTATATTCGTCAACAGTTGTGTGCAACAATGTCCATTTGTATTTTAAAATGTTCGAAGTCCATATATGGTCGTAGTCACTTACATCGTTGTTTAGTACCCAAGTTATCAGGTTGTCATTGCAAAAATCAACAGTTTTTGTTGCTCGGGCCAGGCACCATTGATGTGAGAAATCATTGCTAACTATGTTGTTGAATGTAGTATTAACATACTCAATGAATCTTGTTTTGCCTTTTAACTTTAATTTTTCCAAGGGACTCAACCGCGGGTTATCTAGTTCATAATGTATTAATTTGTTTTCATTTATGAATTGCCAAACAAACCCGCCATAGTCAATGCCGTCCCAAGTATGCCAAAGTGCCTGACAGAATTTAACTTGCACTCTACTTATATCAACTATTTGTATTTTGGTTGTAGCAGGGTCAACTATGTTTAACATCCAATATAGACCTGACCCAGGAGATACTAATTTTTCTTTTCCGACTATGGAGATTGATTCATTGTTGAACACCCATAACTGATTCTCGGCAACATCTTTGTATTCTTGAAACAGGGATAGATCTAACACATTATCATACAAAAATAATTTTAAATCTCTTGCAGAATTGTTCCAATTAACCACTGCACGATTATTGTTTAATTGCCTAGCAACAAGACCTTGTCCAAAATTGGTAACATCATATTCTACACCAGTGCCCGGTATTGGCTTGACCCATAATGGTGTATAGTCATCGTGTAAATTTTGATTGCTGCGAACTGCAGAAGGATAGCTAACTCTAGTCGCAGTAAAGTCAGTAGGCTCAAAATATCTGATATCCATAAACCAACATTGATCATTGATATACATTTGGTCGCCTGGGTGCCAAATCAAATGGGCAATCAATCCTGTGTGAGGATAGTATTCAATCAACTGTTGGAGCCGGTGCCAATCCAGTACAATAGTGCCACTGTTGACAAATAATACGCAAGTGTGATTATTTTCCTTGGCCCAATTGAATCCGTCCAACCATTCATCGCATATGAAAATATTTTGTGAGATGCTGTTACCAAATTTATCAAACTGTATTCCACTTAGTGTTTGATTTAAATTTGCACCATTTTTAATAACTATTGGCCAGTTCATTCTAGTAAAATTCTAATAGGAGTTGTGTTATTTTTTAACAAGGTAGTCAACAAATCTAGTTGTGCGGTCTTACCAATTACATTAACTGCAAATATGTCGTGTGTGGTCCAGTCAGTTAGTCTCCAATGTTGTAACCATGTCGCTTTGTGTTGTGACCACCAGTCTTCAAATTCAGCAATCTTTACATCTTGTAATCTATCAATATCAGTCAGTGCAATTTTAATTTTTGGTATTAGTTTGAGCCAGGGTTTAGACAAAGTGCACATTCTTTTTATGTCCACTGGCTCATTGTCTCTCCAATAAGTGTAGGGAGTTTTTCCTAGTTCTTCCCATTTTACAAACATATCACCTGCTCGAATATTCGTTGTAGTAGTTTTTAACCAGTTTAAGTCAAATTTCTTTTCCAGCAGACCCATTTTTTCTCGATAATCTATACTAAATTCTTCTGTGGACTGTGCATAATAGTTTTCGCACATATGGATATGTTCGTGATAACTTAGCCATCCTGCACTGCCATCGTAGTTGTCTTCGTAGATCTTGTGTATGGTGTTGAAGTATGATTGGTCCTGGGCTAAACACAAATCTCTGTCTATAGAAATTGATAATTCTTCGGCGTATGTTATTAACTTATCAACAAGTTCTGTATAACTAACCTTGTCTTTGTAATAGTAAGGATTATCCCAAGGACTAAAAGGAATTGGTATCTGGGACAAGTGCCTGTATGTTTTTTGATAAATTTTCCCAATGGGAGAGTTGTCTATAGTTAACTCTACAGTTTCGTTGTTTGAAAACAGTATTTTCATGTGTTATTTAAGAACTGTATTTTAGAATACAAAAAAACAGGCACCTAAGTGCCTGTTATAAAAGAACTGTATGTCTACAGTTCTGGAGCTAACTGTCAATTATGCATTCTTCATGCAAGTTGTTTCTGCCATGAGTCTCCATTTTGCTGGAAAGCTCTTGACCAAATCTGCAATCTTAAGAGCCATACGCAGACTCATTTCACGCAAGCGATTTTGATTTGTATTCATAAACTCAATGATGTCGTCTTGCACACACTCTTCAAAATCGTAGTCTTGAAACAAAATGCCATCTTTGGCAATTTGCTTGATACGCAAAATCTTGTCACGCATTGTGTCTAGTGTCAAGTCAAGATAGTGGCAACGACTCTGCAGTGCATCCAAGTGATCACGCAACTTTTGCGATTTCATCTGATCAAATTTCAAATTCGTAATAAAGATAACACTACCTTTGAACTCAAAACTGTCTGGAATGCCTTCTCTACGCAGAGTGCTAGACTCACTCAACCATGAAATCTTGCGCTTCTTGCCTGAGTCCAATGCACCTTTGAGCAAGTTAAGAGCAACATCATCTACCAAAATACTGTCACAGTCATCAAACACCAATACACAATTAGAGTCTGAATACTTGTACAATGTTTGATACAAACCAATGGGTGTTGCCGAACCTTTAACTACCTCGGCACGAAGTTTCTTGCCAGCAATCTTGTCAAACAAACAAGCTTTCTCAACTTCTTGTTCTACACCATAGCTCTTGCCAACTCCGGGTGGACCTGACACAATCATTGCACGAATGTCGCCTGCGGTAGCAGCCTTTGTCATTTCTGTCAAAATCTCAAAGCGATCTCGAATACGAGCCATTGCTTGTTCTTCAGTTTCTTTTACTACAGATTGTACTGGCTTGAATTCTACAACTTCTGACATACTCTCTCCTTGAGTTACGAACTCATAGTCGTGAGTTCCTGTTACATTTACACGAATAGTTTCGGGCATGTTTGGAAACTGCCCATTGTTTCTTACCTTGACAAAACTGTTTTTGCCTGTGGTAGTTAATTGTTCTACAAGTTCAAAACACATACCTGCCACGCTTTTGTTGCGATATGTACCTGACACTACACGAATATAACTGTTTGACATTGTTAGCTCCTTTTTAGTTTATACAAGTATTATAACAAACTGGGAATTTTGTGTCAAATTGTGGTGTTGTTTTTGTGCAACACTGTTTGATCTTGTTGTTTTTACTGTCTATGCTGTTATTATAGCAAAATGGCATTTAGGTGTCAATCTGCCAACAGTTGAGCACGATGTTTAGTGTTGCGTTGATACAACACACGATTCTGCTCAGTTCGTGGACGAAACGGCAAGTCGCGATCAAACAACACACGATGTGCTCTGGGTTGTGGATTAAGAGTGCGCTTGGGTGCTTTCATAGTGCTGTAATTATACAAAAAACACTATTTCTAGTCAAGTCATAAAAAACCCTACATCATGTAGGGTCTTTAGTAAAAAGTACTACTTTTTATTACGATGAAGCAGGAGTGCCAGCAGATACAGTAAACTGATAAGAAATTGTGCTGCCTGACGGAACTGTCCAAGTCCATGTACGATCTATTGATTTTGGCAATGGAGGAACTTGTTGATGCCCGTCGATTTGTACACTGCTACGAAAATCCGGAGTGCCTTCTGAATTAGCAGGAGTTCCTTTGTAACAAGTTCTAAATATATTTGACATGCCAAGACTTCTACGGCCAAATAGAATATCGCCACTGTAGGTTAAACTATTTGTTATTACCCAGGTATTTGCGCTATCGTCGCCTAGTTTAGAAGATATACATGTCACAGGTGGAAAATCTTTGACTATTAATTGCAGTTTAGGTATTATAGTCCCAGATCGTAATGTTCCTATTGTAAGAGTAGTACCACTAATTGTGCAATTTTCTGCGTATGCTTCATTTTGAACAAAAGGCATCCAATTAGATTGTACATCTGAAAATACTGCGCCGTATCCATTGGTAACTTGTATACTCATTGGGTACGAACCACCAAAATCGCTAGGAAATAATGAACAATCTTCTAAAGTAAATAATAATTGATCAACTTCAATTGATCCATCAGTTGGAATTGGGGTATTGATAGTAGGTACTTCACCTTCAAATACAGTTGTGCCGTTTATTACTGCTTTTAAGGTTACTGCGGTTTCGCCGTATGCAGACCCATAAAATTTAAGTGTCTTGTTATTTACTGTTGCCATGTGTGATATCTCCTATAGTTATTTATCATTAAATCAGTGATTTTTTGCAAATCGTTGCTGGCAGTATTCAGTTAGTATTCTTTCACGGTGCCATTCTTCGGACTGCGGAGTATTTGCAAACTCTTCAAAACACGGTGTGCCCAGTGTATAATGCAACAATTTGGCGTTGAAATTAACACCGTATTCATCAGGCAGCCAATTCCACTCCAGCGGTAATGTGCCAATAGCTGCGTCATCTAGCCAGGAAAATCTATGTAAAAATGACCCAGATGATTGTTGTACAAATTCTGGTGTTAGTTGCCGGTTGTGTGGGCTATTGCAATTCCATAATATTACACTACTCCAGTTTTTTCTTGGGTAATCTTCGTTTTTTGAATCAAGATACTTGACGGGCATGCGAGTTTTGTAGTTGTGCTTTACTACCATGACATCTTTGTCGGGTTGTCTAAGATTCCATAAGTTAGCAATATCATCACGCAAGATCATGTCACCATCGATGAAAATTGCCCAACCTTGGAATCCCATTAGATGCGGCACAAGAAATCTAGTATAGATAAACTGATTACTACCGTCAGTGTGAGTTTCTTTGTAGTCTTGAAATAGATTCAAAGACATAGGAGTAATTGCAACTGGCTGGTTAGCGTGCCGTATAATGCTGTTTACACATGTATGATATGCAATTGCTTCTCTTGGATCATACCCGATAAAAATCGGAATTGAGTTCATAGTCGTTCTATGTCTTCTTCAACACAATTTTTGCCGTATTGTATTTCCACAACTTTGAGTGGCTGATCAGTTTCATTACAAAGCTGATGCCACTCTTCTCTATTGATGTGTATGTATTGGTGCTGAGCAAATTCGCCCAGAAGTTCTGCATCTGAACTTCGATTTATAGTATAAACTGTCGCAGTTCCTTCTGCAACAAACCAATGTTCAGCACGATCTTGATGTCGTTGCATACTAAGCATCTTGCCAGGTTCAACTGTTAGTTCTTTGACTTTGACTTCTTGTCCTAGTTCGTGCAGCACACGATAGTATCCCCAGGCTCTGGGAGTTTTAGGCTTCTTCCAATTTTCTAATATCCAACTGCTGGAGTTCTTTTTATCTTTGCCGCCAACGCCAAATACAAAACTTAGCCTTGGATCTTGTATTTTCATTTCTGGAATGTTATCAGCGTTGCGGTCGCCACCATTGGCAAATATGATTTCAGAATCTGAAAATAATTCTAAGGTTTCTTTGATAAATGTAGAACAACTGCCATCTGGGTCATCTGCAACCATTACTGTTTGATCTACCATTTTTAATGAACGAACAATGGTATCTCTTTCCCATATTGGCATAAAAGATTGACCTTTTTTACGAACTAGCCAGTCATCGCTATTAAGACCAACTACTAACCAGTCTCCTAATTTTTTAGCGGCTTTAAAGTATTCTATATGACCGCTATGTAGCGGATCAAACCCACCAGTTACTATTACAATTTTCATAGCGATATTTACACCTTGATCCAGCGGTGTTATACTTTTCCCATGGGATTTAAACTGAGATCAAGCCAGGGCAACAATAGGTCTTCTTGTTGTAAGAATCCGTGCTTTAGTATTCCGGCACTGGCAGTTTCTGGCAGTAATCCAGAATCTACTAGATCATACCATGTTGTTGTTTTGGGATTTCTAGGTTCTTGATTGCTTTTGTAAACCACTGCATGTATAAATGGATCCATGGCGTTGTCAAGAAAAAATCCTGATTTGCAATCCCATCCAGTTACTGCCAACATGTGTATGAGACTGGTAATACTGTAATGGTAATAGTGCCCATTGGGCTGAACATATTTTAACTGTCTGTGTCGAATATCAATGGTTTTCGGCACAATTAAAATCATCATACCGCTTTCGCTGGTAATGTTTCTCCACTGGATCAAGGTATCAATAGGACTAATACAATATTGAAATGCGTCATGACACCATAACACATCGTAAGTTCTATTTCCGGTCAGTGGGATTTCTGATTCAAAGTCTCTTTTTTGATATGTAACATTTGGATACTTTCTTGCCATTGGAAAGCTGTCAAGCAGATCAACACCAACACATTGTATGTTCAATGGTTTGGGATTGTCATCTCTGGTGGTTCTTGTGGCCCACCATTCAATATCTAATCCAGCTCCACAGCCCATATCCGCTAGTGTACCTATGCTGGCCATAAAGTCATCATATTCGTACAACATGTTTAAAGTTTGTAAACTATGATCGTGACTTTGATCTAAATTAGTAAATGCCATTATATTGTTATGTCTTCCATGCCAGCAGTACGCAACCGCACAATATGACCCATTTGCCATTGTTTGGTATCTAGGCCTTTCATAATACCCAACCACTTGTTGCGTAGTAGTGCAACTTCGTTGATAATGGTTTCAAAGTCAATTACTTCATCCTCGCCGTCTACATATTTTTCTGCATCTCTGCTAGTCAATGCTCGTGCATATCCTTCAAGATACTTTTGAAAGTGCTTGCGGCGTATTTTACGCAACTGTATATTGAGATAATTCAATACTGCTTCAATTTCTTGTAATTGATTGAATCGTTGCTCAGTGATGCCAGGAAGTGCGGCGATATGTTTTTCAATAACACCGCTGATCTTGCAGTCACGCTTGGCAACATCTAGCTCTTGTTCGTAGTGAGCAATAAAATCTGGAATGTCACCAAGATTGGCAGTTATGCGGCTGTACCACATTAATCCTCCCATTCATCGGATTCGAATTCTTCCTCTTCTTCAAATTCTTCGTCATCTTCAGAATAATCATTGTCATTGTCAAGATATACTGTGAGTGCTCGTTTGATATCTGCATCGCCTTTGAACGCATCTCTAATATCTTCAACATCACTGTCATGATCAATCAATATTGACACAATAGTTTCGGCAGCATCTGCACGATCTACTGTGTTAACATAACGCTTGAGCTCGCTCCATATTTCGCTTGCTACTATTTCACTCATTCTGTGTCCTCCTCGACTGTACTTACCTCAGCGTTCTGATTTTGGAAGTCCTTCATTACTACATCCAAGCAACCATCATCATTGCGTTCCCACCCCTTGCGGAACTTCTTGATGATTTCGCCATCACTGGTAGTGAACACAAGACTGTTGCCTTCTTTCTTGAGCAGGCCTTTTTTCTCAATCAAATCAGTGAGACCTGAGTATGGACTCATTCCAGTTTCATAAGGAATCTTAACTTGCACGCCTTCAAATGGTTTTGCATAACGAGTTTTCATTACTTTACAAGCAGCGCGAATACCATTTACTTCGCTTACTTTGTTACCATCTTCGTCTTCTTTCAACTTCAACTTCTTCATTGCAACCACAATACTACTTGCATAGATAAAGCCTTGACCACCTGAGATCTTGTCATCAGGATCAAACATATCTTGACTTGCATAGGTATGGTTAGTACATACCAACCCTACATTGTAGCTACCAAACATGTTGACACAATTGCGAACAAGTGCGGTAAGTGCTTTGGGCTTGCGACCTAGGTCACCTTTCATTTCACCTGCGTCAAATTGATTGACATCAGTGGGTGTCAACAACATACCTAAACTGTCAATCACAAACATGACTTTAGGACGCTCCCCATCGGGCAGGGCTTTGTAGTCACTCATGAATGTTGAAATAGTTTTAGCAACATCGTCGATCATGGCCATTGACAATTTAAGCAATTTGCTATCGCTGGTATCCACGCCCAAGGCTTTGAGCCAATCCTCATCTAGTGCGTTTTCGCTATCAATCAACACAACAAAGATACCTTGCTCTTGTGCGTTTTTAATAATGTTACCTGAACAGATGTAACTTTTGCCTGCACCAGAATCTCCGGCAAACACAGTTACTTTACCAAGTGGAATACCTCTGAGAAAGTCCCCGCTGATAAGATAGTTCAAGGCATAGTTGCCTGTGGAGATCCAGTCAGTTGGATCATTGAATCCAATTGAAAGTCCATCAATGCTTTTGGTTAGATCCTTGCGGAATTTTGAAATGTCAAACGGCTTTCCCATGTTATTGTCCTTTGTTAAGTTTGTATAAGTTTTTAAATATTTTACTACTATCTAGTCCTCGGCGTTGATCCATAATTGCCAACTGTGCAAAAGAATTTGGTAAATCTTTTTCAATTGGTTGTGTTATGTAGCTCAACATGTTTCGATAACTATCTTCAAGTAGGTATCCTGGTTTTTGATTGATTTTGTCTGATAATGTTACTTTGAGTAAGTTTAACACATCGTCAGGCAAATGTCTAATGTTTAGGTAATCTGGAGATAATAATGCACCAATCACAAAACTATTGTTATGGAATCCCAGACTCTTCAAGTAATCCACACAGTCAAATACACTTTGATAATTCAACAAGAAGTGCAACATGTTGAAAGATATCTTGTGATCAAGTGTTCTAACTCTGTTTAAATTGTCTAAAAAGTCTGTCCACTTCCCGCCATATCGTATATATTCAAATTCGTCTTCTATTGTTTCTACACTGATTGTCCAGTGTACATTTTTGAATTCGCAGATACGATCAAATATCTGAGTGTCTACTTTGCTAAGGTTTGTGTTGATTCTAAGATTAACTCCAGGATTCTTTTGTTGTAGAATTTCCAATAGTTCTAAATTTTCTTTCATCAACAACGGCTCACCACCGGCCATGTACACATGTTTTAGTTGGTGTGCATGATCAAAGATGTATTGTTTAAAATTGTCAAGTTGAGTAGTGTCAGGTTTGGCATGGTATATTTTGAGTTCATCTGCCCATTTGCTGCTGAATGTTGGTCCGCAATAAACACACCCAAAGTTACACAAGTTACTCCAACGCACATCTATGGTCTGCAGATCGTGTTGACCTTGAGTGTATGTGTCTAACGGAACATGTTTGAGTTCTCTAATGTAAAAGATCCTGTCGCTGATTATTTCAAATCCCTTTTTATCAGCTTCGAGATCGTAGCATGTGTAACAGGATCGTCCGGGTTGATTGGACAACATTCTCTGTTGTGTGTCTGCGTTGACCGGACCTGTGAGAATTTCTTCTATAGAATTATGTTTGATGTTGCCAATTGTGCCGGCACTGCGAATACAATTTTTCACTGTACCATCAAAGTTATACATAAGTCCAGTCCAAGGCACAGGACAGAAATTACGATTTGTCAGCACATCTTTGGGTGTCATGCTGGCCCTAAACTGATGTCTGGCACAGTCAAGTTGTTGGCACCTGCTATACGAAAAATGTTGACCAGAGCTCTAGCCCATGTGTTTACTTCAGCAGCTGGCGGCACTGTTTTGTCTGCGCTGGTAGCAATGTTTCCCGGGCGCACTATGGTAAACTTGATGCCAAGTCTACGATATCTAAGTTGATGCACTGCTTCTTCAAGTGCAACCTTTTGCACACGGTATGCATCCATGTCAAGACCTGGCAAGCAACTCATTGGATCTTGTGCCATGATTGTACTGATCACTATGATGTGTTTGTTGGTACCAGGCCAACGACGGGCCATTTCAAACAACAATTCAGTCTGTGCAAATCCTGCTTGTGCATTGTTGATAAACATATCACACGGTTCAATTTGATCGCAGATCTTGGGAATGTTGCGTATGTTGTTGCCATCACGCCGACTAAGGCCGATTATTTCATGCCCTTCGTAGGCGTCTGCTAATGCTCTACCAATGCCAGCAGTGTGTCCAGTGATTGCTATTTTCATAGATAGTTGTTGATGTTGATATTCCTCAATGCATCCTGCTCAGCAATGTAGGCATCCATAGCCGATTGATTGTTTTCTTTTATGGCCACACGATCAGCAATCGCACGATTTAGTAATTTTTCTTTGGCAGGAATAGTAAACGAGTTTGCGTACTCAACATTGAGTTGGCTTGGATGATTTAAAAACGCCCAAGAATGATCAAAGCCATTCTGTTGCACAAACTCAAATATTTCATTTAAGTTGCCTATGTTCAATGCACTGACTGTGGTCCAAAGATTTAGATTCACAGGCATTGTTTTGTATATCATCAAATTCTTTAAGAATTTATCCCAAAGAATTGGCCAACGCACATAGTCGTGAACTTGACCCACACCATCGAAACTCACTGTAACAGTGACATCTATTCCTCGCTCAACAATGTCAAGTAGCTCTACCATTACTGTACTACAATTGGTATTGAGTCTAATGGACTGTACATTTTTAGGTAATTTGGATAAAATCTGTTTGTAGTTTTTACTAGCACTGGGTTCGCCACCATTGATATCCAGGTGCACTATACGATCCTGTGGTAGGTTCCAAAAATTACTGGTGTTGTCTATTGTGATATATTGTTTTGATTTTAAACTGCCAATTTTTGTACTTAGATGCTCACCACATGTTTGGCAAGCACTATTACACACATTGTCTAGTACTCCACCAACCGTGAGGTAGTCTTGTACGGTTTGCTTTTTATCAAACTCAATGGCGTTTAGTCTGATACTTGTGCCGTTTACTTCTTCAGTCTGGCGACATCTAGTGCACTCGTTGGGCCATTGATCTTTGGCAAATTTATTTTTAACATATTCAAGCCAAGAACTGTTGTCAAGTTGCGACAATGAACTGTATTGAGTAGGAGTGACCATGTGACCGCAACGACTAACGGTGCCGTTGGGATTAAAACGAACAAAATGATCAAGTCTTGGACAATGCATAAATGGGCTCAATTATTCTTTGACTACGATTAATTACCCAATTGTAAGCATCTGAATCTTTGTTGCGTAGTAGATCAAGCAACTGAGCAAAAGTAAAATCTTGCCCTATGCAGTGATTTACAATAACTTGATCAAGTCTTTGATACATTTCGCAATGTTTCAATATAGATAATCGATTAAACAATTCGTAATCAATGGGTTTAACATCAAATGGTGGTTTATGTAAACTTGTGATAGAACCTACATCGTCCATTGAAAGAAAATGCATGGTAGTTGTCGGCGACATGTATCTAGCCAAATTCACAATCCACATAAACTGGGTTGCATAGTGTCTATTCAAATACAAATAGTTTTCAGCAAACCAGATTACTGTTTCTCTGTCTAATTCAGGATTATCTCTAATAGTGAATTGAACAAATGTATTAATTCCAGAAATCAGTCTTTCCGTTGGGTCTCTTAGTACAATATCAATGCGATCAAGTTTGCGAATTTGTTCATTGATTTTTATTTTCCAATTTGATTTTGTTGCTTCTCGTTGTATGCTACTAGAGGCATTTTTAAAAATTGGATAGAAATACCGCTGTGACGGTATAATTTCTATAACTTCACAGCGGTCTGGAAAGATAATGCAATCTAAATTAGATAACATTATTTACTTTTGTTGACGAGCCCTAATCAACGCCAAAATGTCTTCGGCTTTTTGTACTGGCTTGGCAGCTGCCACCGGTGCAGTTGGTGCTGGCACATCGTCTTCATCATCAAAGCTTGATGCCACAGGTGCTGGTTTAGCAACTGGTGCAGGTGCTGGAGTGTCTTCATCCACTGCTGGTGCAGCAGATCCAGCTGGTGCTTGTACACCTGCAGGACGGAAGTATTGTCCCCAACGCTCTGTGTCGTAGGCTTGACCATCTACTGATGCTTCAAACATTTCTTTGATCACTTTCATTTCAACATCTGTTGGTTTCTTTGGCAAGAATGTTGAAAGATCAAACAAACCATGTTTTTCAATTGCGGCTTGTTCTTCTTCTGTCAATGCAGATTCCTTACGAGCCCATTTAGAACTGTTGTAGTCAGCAAAGCCACCTTTGGATGTTTTGGTAATACGGAAGTCCAAACCTTTTAACATGTCTGTTGGCAATTCTTCCAACTCAGGATCCATCAATGCACCTTTGATCAAGGTAAAGATTTGTGGACCAATGATGAATCTACGAATAGGATTCTCTGGAGTTTTGTCATCACTGAGTGGATTCTCACGCACAAAGCCTTGGAAAATATAACTGCGTTTCTTCCAATACTTACGACCCATGTCCTCAAGACTCTTGTCCTTGAACCATGTTCTTACTTCTGCTAGCACTGGGCAAGACTCACCCCACATTTCAACACAAGGTACTTGTACAAATACTTGTTTGGATTCCATTTCGCCTTTGATGCCGTTGAATGGTAAACGAATCATTGCTCGTTCTGCCCAGAAGAATGTGTTTTTTGGATTTGCGTCTGGTAGGAAGCGTAGTGTAGCTGATTGCCCTTCTTCCATATTCCAGTGTGGGTAAATTGAATTGTCTCCCCCACCTTGTTGTTGAGAACCTTTGTTCTCGCTTGCTGCCAATCTTGCTCTAATTTCTGCTAATGATGCCATATTATGTTGCCTTTCTAAAGTTGTTAATATGTTGCCTATCTAAGATAGTAGTTGTTGCCTGTGATACTGAGTAGTTGCACATACTAGTAGTATACGCAGTTGCTGTCTCAATGTCAACAGTATTTATGATCTGTTTGTTCTATTTAGAAATATTGACAATGTTGTTCCAGAGATTGTCAGGTACTGTAATACCTTTTTGTTTCCACCAATCTCTTGTGTAGGCACTGTCTGTGGCAAAGCAGGTGGAACAGTAATTGAGAAATCCTTTGTTTACTTCGCCAATTGGGTTGGTTGGATAGTAAACCAACGGAACATTTTCTTTGAGTACTGTGTGTTGAAAACTGGCTATCAACTCCCATTCAGACAATGAGTAGTCAGCATCCATCAACAGATCTGTCAAAGAAGTTTTGTGCAGTTGCTCTATATGTTGCCGCAATTTGATCAATGTTTCTACTTGCATTGTTCTAAATGGAGGATTGCTTACACAAACCTGATGCCGTCGTGTTCCAGGTTGCCAATTCATATCTGGATGTTCGGCCCAAACGCCTGGATTGGCGATACCTAATAGTTTGGCCACACATGCATTTTGTTGGTCTTGTATGTTACCACCTCGGGTAATTACATAAGGAATCGAGTTGTGTGGTGCGGGATAGTGATATTCAACATCACCGTCGGTGAAGAACCAAATATCATAAGGCAACACTTGATCTAGATATAACTTTACAATCTGTTGCCTAATCCAACCAGAATTAAATTGAGTTGCTACCGAAATAGAAGAAACAGGTATTACCTTGGAGTCATACAACCATTGACAATCTTTGATGTAGGAGTCCCAACTTGACTCACTTAGATCGTCAGCTATTACTGTAATTGGAACTAAAGGATGATGTTGGAAATAACTTTGAATAGTCAAAGCCGTTAGCAAAAAATGACCAGGGTAGGTCATAACCACTAACGGCTGATTCATTTACTTGATCATGAATCCAGCGAGTTGTTGCATACGCACCAACCCAAGGTCTGGAATTTCTACATTTTCTAAAGTAGGCACAATTGTTGGTGTGGCACTGGCAGGTGCTCCCCAACATTCTTCTAGGCCGTGTACAGGACATGCTTGTCCAGCTTCGGTCATGTTGCAAGTTGAATCATCTTGTAGTAGATCCAACAATGGATTGCTCATTCCGCCGTCCACATTGTGCATAGCATCATCTTCTTGAGCATAGTCTGTGCCGGTTTCTTCAATGCCTGGAGCAGTAGTAACCATACACTCATCTAGCCCTAGGTCGGCTGCAAAACGATTTCCAATCCACTCATAAGGATCTCCGTCTCTAGCTTTTTTTGTACCATACGGCATGTCATCAAAATAATAATCATACAACACATCATATAAGGCATTGGTCAATTCGCCGTTGGCTTCAAAGTCTTTGACATCGCGTTTGAATGTATTCAAAATATGTTGAAATGTGTTGCCATTTTCGTCTAGTGTAACATTCTCGTTAAGGCCAGCTGCACGACGAATTGATTCCAAAATATCTTCTTCAACTGGACGCAATTCTTCTTGGTCTTCTTCACCTGGTACAGAATTTTTCCACTCGTCAACTTCTTGTTCTTGCTCTCCTTGCTCAACATCAGCAGGATTAGTTGCTTCTGGAGGATTCATTGCATAGTCAGCATCGACATCCAAACGATTAACAACTTCTGACACATCCGGATGATCGCTTAGTTCTTGCATACGCAAAAATACCAGTTCACGACAATCAGCATTGGCATCGCGGTCAGCAAGATTGTGCAACTGATCAAACAACACATCGTCGCCTAGCAAGTCGTACAATTCTTCTGTAGCGTTGGTAGCATCTGCACCCACTGGCAATTCTTTGCTCATTAATTCAATTAATTCTTCTTTCTTTTCAGGAGTATCTGGTACTGACCAAGTTCCTTCTACTAGGCGATTTGCCCAGGCTTCAAATATGTTTGCTTCTTTCATAGCTTGTCCTTGTTGTTGTATACGGGCCAGCAGTGGTAATGCTTGCTCAATTCTTGAATCTATGCTTTGTTCAACAAATAGATTCTTTAATCCTTCGATAACTAAATCTTGCTCGTTGACTTCTGCAGGCTCCCAACTTTCAAAATAGTTGGAATATCCTGTTCCTGCTCCGAGACCTTTTAATACTTTTTGTAAATTTTCGTAGTAACGATTGGTTTCTTCAACCAACTGTCCTGTGTCGCCTTCAAAAATCTTGTTGTGATTGGCTCTGCGGAAACGACTCAATACATTTATTTCTTCTACTATGCCCACAATGTGTTGTCCGCGTAGGTCGTAGGGCTTGCCGCCTTGGCGCACATGTTCTAGCATGGCACGGCCACCGGATAGTTTAGTAAATGGTAGTTTAAAACGCTCGCCATCTGCAGTTTCAATGTAAAGACTTTCTACATATCTAAAACGAGCATCGTTTTCGCCCAAAGGACGCTTGTGTTTGACCATGAGTCTTGCATCTGTGGGTTGTCCTAACCAGCTGGTAGTACGATTGCCTGACCAGGATTCAAACAGGCCTTCTTTGATGGCAGCTTGTCCTTGCATACTGTAACGCAGTTTGTTGATGTTCTTTACACCAAAACTCAAAAAATTTCTAATTGCAAATTCTTTTAGTTGTTGCAGGAAAGCAAACCAATCTGACTTGTCTTCACCTTCCATGGTGCGCCCAACATTGTCGGCACAGAATACTTCCATTTCGCCTTCTTGTCCCATCATAATAACGACAGTACCGTAATCTTTACCAGATTGGGCTTGGAATTCAAAGCTGAACAAATCTGCATCTGCAGGATCTGGTGCTGGTTTGCCTGTGACATCTAACATGTCAGGCTCAAAATCTCTACTTAATAATAGATCAAAAAGTTTTTTTGATGATGTTTGCTGGCTCATAGTAGTGTATTTAGTCGTTAACGCATAACACTGATAAAGGGCATGGGCGATATTATAATGTCCCCATGGTCACGCATCTGTGCGTCCATTTCAGTGTGATATGTTTGTAGCAGTTGCATCATGCGCACTGCTAGCAACGAAGCCATTACTAAATCGTCAGTTTCGCCAGGTTTAGCCGCATATGTTACTCCATGTGCTACAAAGGTTTTGAGCTCAGAAATCAGTGGTACGCTTCGTATTTTCATGCGCCCGGACTCTATCAGTGTTTTAAATTTGTTACAAGCAGCCAGTTTAGGCTTTTGTGTAGTATTAAATCCTTTGCGATATCTACGGCCACTACCACCACTGTTAGGGTCACTTAGGAAATAGCCTTCGATGTTTTCTTCACCGTATTCTGCAATGGAAATCAGGGCAGCTTCACCAATGGTATTGTTTTCAATACTGTAGTAGATCTTTTGCGGATCCTTTACAACTTCGTTTATGTGTTTACATATATCAGCTAGAATTCGAACTTGGGTAGGAATATCAGTTCTATTGTGTCGCCATTCGCCGATTTGTTCTGTGCTGTTGGCTTCAAATATTTGTATGGCAGCAGGATCGCCACCTGTGCCCAAACTTGGATCTAGGGCCACAACATAGATACGGTCTGGTTTGGGTTTTTGGTACCAGCGGACTTGTCCTGTGCGATACGCAGGTTCAATACCATACAACTCAATGAGTTTGGATGGTGCTATCAATGTTTCGTCATTGATAATAAATTCGCAGTCCATTTCTCGTCGGAAACGATCTTCACCCAGTTGTGCTCGTTGTTCCTCGGCCCACTTTTGATCACGGTCTGGATGTTCATTCCAATAACTGCGATATGCTTTGAATCCATTGATACCAACAATAGTAGGATTACCATAGCTGTCTTCGCAACGGTTGGCACCTTTCCACAGCAAAGCAAATTGATCCTCGTCGGAGTTTGGGGTTGATGTAATAATTGCTTTACCACCAGTTGCCAAGGTAGGTGATATGGATGTCCAGAATTCTTTGGCAATGCCAGGTCGCACAAACGCAAACTCATCAGCATACAGTAGTGATATAGACATACCACGACCTGTGTTTTCTGTGGTTGTTGCACTTACTATGCGACTTCCATTTTCAAAGTCTAGGTTACCTTTGTTGTAACTGGTACAACCAGCGCGAATATGATCCGGGCACAGTTCGTATGCATAGCGTATGCGTTGCATGATCTCTTGTGAGCCTGTGTATTTGTGCGCAGCAATCAGAATTGTTGAGTCTGGCACAAACATTGCATACCATAACAAGTAGCCAGCGGCACTGGTACTTTTACCCGTTTGCCTGGGCATCATTGATATACTAAAACGATGATTGTGATAAGTTTCAATCAATCGCTTTTGATAGTCAAATGGATGATACAACATTTTTCCTTTGGTAGGATGTTGTATGTGAAAATAATGATCCATAAAATACATAGGTCCTGTGATAGGATCTGCACATTTTATAAAGTCGTCTAACTGTTCTTCAGTGTAACTTTGGCGCTTGTGTGGCGCCTTGACTAGTACTGCTTCTGCGGCCATAATAGATCTCCAAATTCTGGCCAAAGCCTAGCAAATTCGCCGGCCTTGTCAGGATGATATTTAGTTTCAATATCCGTGACAAATGTTTTCAATTTTTCCAATATATGGTTGTCTGATTCTGTTTTTGTTTGGCAATGTGCTATCACTGATTCAAACAATTCTTTTTCTTGTTCATCAACTTCGCAATTGTCAAGCACGCGCCGAGTTTCTTGTATGACCAATGATGCTATTTCTTTTCCATGGCTTCTGGGATCTAGCTCGGACCATTGTCCGATATTTTGCCATCTAATAACTAATCCTCGATCTGCAGCAAATGTTTTGAATTCGTGTAATCTAGTAGCGTTGTACAAATTATACACCGCATGTATACCGCCCCAATGACCATTGTTTTTCATTAGATCTTGTACCAGGTCAAGGTTGTGTAACATAGTTTTCCATTTGGCACCATAGCGTACATATTCAAATCTATCACCTATGTTGTCAAAACTAATACTCCATCCCACTTTGTTTCTTGCACTTAGCTTTTGAAATACACGATTGTCTTCCAGTGAGTTGCTTAGATTAGTGATAATTGTAACTA